ATATCCAAATCTTTAATCATATCTGGAGCCAGTACGTTATCCGCTCACGCTGCTTTGGTTCAGTTTGGTCAAGGTTTAGCTGCTGGTGCACTACGTGGTCAAGAGTTAAACTCTGTAATGGAACAAACTCCAAGGTTAGCCCAAGCTATAGCTGACGGTATGAATTTAACGATTGGTTCCCTACGTTACAAGGCCTCCAAAGGGGCATTAGATCCCGTAACCTTATTTAAAGCTATTACCTCACAAATGAAAGCGTTAGACGAAGAGTTTAAAGTTTTGCGACCTACGATGAATCAAGTCTTTACTATGATGAAAGATAATCTTATGGTGCTCACAGGGAAAATGGATGACGCTCTTGGGGTAAGTACTTCACTATATGCGGAATGGAAGAAGCTTGGTGATATGGCTTCATCCTCTGATTTCGAACCCACTGAGTCGGGTTTATGGGATTGGGTATTAGCTATGCGTACTTTCGTCGCAGGTTTAGATTTAGCTACAGACGGTATTGGTACGATGTACATAATAGCTAAAAAGACTTTCCTATTTATCAGTACTATGTTTTATAACTCTTATAAGTGGGTAAAAGAATTCAAAGATGCTCTTACCTACGAAGACGGTACAACCTCACCTTTAGATAAGATACGTGAGACTTGGGCGGATAATAAACTAGCTGGAAACGACTTTAAACTAAAAGCGAAGTTAGCTCTCGAACGACGTAAACGCTGGATGAAGCAAGAAGCTGACGTAGATAAGAAAAATAAAAAAGACAATCTAAACATCGAAGAATGGTATTTGGAGATGCAATCCAAGTTAACCACTGATTTTTATAAGAAGCAAGGGGAAACACTAAAAAACGGTAATAAGTTCCTGGCAACCATTTCTAAAGATAACATAGCTTCGTTTACGGCGGAAGCTAAAAATAGATACGCAGAGGTACAAAAAGCTGCAGGAGCGTTGAACAAGAAGGATCCGGGAGTAGATTTAACCGCCTTAAATGCGAAACTAAAAACTTTCATGACTACAATGAAAAAAGACATTCGTGCTCTAGATTCTGAGTCGTTAAAGATAGGTGGTAGTTTAGTTAAAGGTTTCGATGTATCGGGTGCGGGTGAGATACTGAAGGATTTCCGAAAACGTATCAAAGCAGGTATAAGCACGATAGGTAAAGCAGAAGACGAGCAAGTGTTAAACAGTTTACTCGAAAAAACGTTGAAAGAGAGATCTAAACTAATTGTTAGATCAGCTACGGATTCTGCTAAAGCAGCTAAAAAAGTTATAGAAGAGAATATAACTTTACTCAAAGCTAATATAGATGCCGTAAACGTAGATGAGAAGCGTACTCTCGAGCAAAAGAAAACGGCTGTACAAGAGTTAAGTAGTTTAATTATGGCCGACTATGAAACGATGCGTCAGCAAGGTCTCATATCGGAAGCGTCTGCTTTAACTAGTATTATGAAAGTGGAAACGGCTCGCAAGAAAAGTTTGGAAGGTGTAAATAAAATGGCTAAACAGATACAAGAAGCTGTAGGTTCGCAGTTAGAGAATGCTTTCATGAAAACCATACGTGGTATGATGGAGGGTACTCTAGCTTGGGCTGACATGTTTAAGTCTCTGATAAAAGATATAGCAGCTGAGGTAATGCGCCTTTCTGTAGTTAAACCCGCAGCTGCTCAGGCTTCATCTTTTATAGATATGGGTATCAAAGCTGTTGGTACGTATTTTGCGGCTTCGTCAGCTTCAGCCGCTGCACTAGCTGCTCAAACGGCTTGGAATCGGAGAGCCGACGCTTACTTATCTACAATAGACGCCACGGATTACTCTTCTGGTTTTGCTAAAGGTGGTGTAGTAGAGAGTCCTAAACTCTTCGCATCTGGTGGAGTAGTAAACTCACCTACTCTATTCACAGATTCTAGTGGGATTAACGTAATGGGTGAAGCTGGACCAGAAGCTATCATGCCAGTTACGAGAATGCCTGGAGGGGATTTAGGGGTACAAGCCAAGTCTTCCCCAGTCAACGTAACCGTTATAAATAACTCAAGGGCTCAGGTAACTACAGATCAAAGTTCGTCAGGTGAGTTACAGATATTAATAGATCAGGTTTCCGCCTCTATAGCTTCCGGTATAACTCGGGGTACGAATCCTGTAGGAAACGCTATGCAAGCAGTATATGGGGTAACGAGATAATGGCCCTATCAGAAGATTTAAAAGTAGTTTACTCGTCTAATACTTACGATATACAAGCCTACGATACCATAGAGTTAAGTCATTCTATGTTTACGAAGACTTACTATTACGTAAAGAACAGTTTTGCTATTCAGAAAATAACAGACGAGGTAGGTGAAGTAACTTTCGAACCATTAGCGTTCTCGATTCAACCCCCAACTAAAGGAGCTGATCAGCAGGACATACAGTTTGTGTTTGATAATACTTTAGGAAACGGTTTCGATGAGCTGGAGAAAGCAGCTACAAAAATGAACGAACCTATAGTTCTTAAGTATAGGGTCTTTGTAGAGAATTTAGACACGCAGCAGATGAGTACCATAGTTTTAGCCCTTATAAACATCACGGCTACTCCATCCACAGTGTCAGCTTTAGCAAGTCGAACTAGCTTATACGCTCGCAAAGTACCTAAACGTACCTACGAGCCTTGGGTGTTTAAAGGTTTACAATGATAGATAAAATAAACTCCTTAATAGGGAAACCGTACGATAAGGATAACTTCCATTGTTATCACTTAGTGAAAGAGCTAGTACCTAAAGCTCCAGATTGGACTATGGTGGCTAGTATAGTTGAGGGTCTTAAATGGTCGTCAGAGTTAACACGTATTACTGAACAGTTGGAAGATCCTGAGGATGGTGTTATAGTACTTTTAGGAAGGAGCCCAACTACACTATACCACGCCGGTGTGTATTTTAGCGGTTTAGTAGTTCATGTAGATAAATGTGGTACAAGAGCTGAACCTCTTTTCAAGATTAAGCTAAAGTACCCAGAGATGAGGTTCTATAGATGTATGTAACTATTGTAGATAATATACTCAAACCAACCCCGAAAAGGATTCTCACGAACAGCCTTACGTTAATAGGTTTTCTTTTAGAGGAGTACCCAAACGGTTTCACTCAACCCACTTACGTACTGGACGGTGCTACTAAGATAGATATAGAGGACTATGACAAGGCTTTTAAGGATTTTGAATCTAAGCCTATAATAGTTCATACGCCAGGTTTTACCGCTATAGCTGGTTCAGTCTTCTTAGCTGTTATAGCTAATATAGCTATCTCTATGGCTGTATCTATGCTGTTAAACGAGTTACTAGGCCCAGACGAGCCGAAGGAAAAGAAAGGAGATATAGCTGGTTCACCGGTATATAATTTAAACTCCAAACAGAACGTAGCCCGTCTAGGTCAGGCTATACCTATAATCTATGGTCGAGTTAGGGTTTACCCTTCGTTAGTCGAAAGCCCTTACCTCACGTACGTCAATAACGACCAATATATATATACATTGATGTGTATAGGTGCAGGGTCCATTAACGTAAATGAGGTACTAATAAACGATTCCCCATCTGATTTTATTAATCAATCTGACTTTTCTTACACAGTATTTAACCCTCAAGAAATAAATCAAAACTCAGACTACACGTCGGTTGAGCATTTTCTTCGTTCTACTGTTGATAGTAATTATAAGATGAGGTCTCACACTATAGGTGAAGTAGCTGGACGTGAGATACGGGGGAACTTCTCAGCTAGTTTAAGTGTAAGGGTTGAGGGTAGTATTCTACAGTTGGCTAGTATCGGGTTAGGTGGAATGCCTGACTTATCCGGTATTCATGAAGGTACAGTTATAACTGTGGAGTACTCTTATTTAGAAACTGTTACGTATACAGCCACAGGGCCAGAAAACGTTAGCGTACCCGGAGAGATACCCATCGAAGGTGATTGGCCTTTAAATCCTCCAAGAGATGAAGCTACCCACTACCCAGCTACTTGGGATTGTCAATCCATTAATTTAACTACGGATAGCAGTAAACCTTGGTACGCTTATATGTACTACTATGGTCTAGGGGGTTCTATACGTCCTTACTTTGCTAGTACACCTGGTTTAGTTGTGATGTTTCATAGTAGAGCTAACCCGAATACCTGGTACAGTTTAGCTGGCGTATCTGCGAACGCTTCGATGTTAGTGCCGAGTAGTTATCACCCGTCTCAAGAGTTTCCTTGTAGTGGTGTCGAGTGTGTAACTGTCGGTCGTCTTGCCCAGAAAGTTACATTTAATG